ATACATCACATCGTGAATAAACACGCGATGCGATTTGTCGTCGCGATATATCATGACACATACACTGCCGTCTGAATTATGACCACCAGAACTGGGGTCCCAATATACCCCCGCCCCTGTTATCCCCATATCACCAATTTTTGCGTTATGTGGGTTAAATTCGTCATCATAGAAATGCATTGCCCCCGGATCCAGTCTGATTCGTTCGGGCGGAATCGGATTTAACATCATTTGCGATGCGAAATGTCGCACACCCACCGTATCACGCAGGGCATCAACCCGACTTAACGGGAACAATTCCGGCCATTCTGGGTTTCCATCTGCATCAACAATCGGTATTTTAAGGCTTTTGAACCCACGCAAAAAAGGCGTTGAAAATGCATTTTTTTTATATACTATATCAGACATGGACTTTACCCCGAAAACTTTACCAACGAATTTAGAGGCCGAACAGGCTGTCTTGGCCGCGGTTTTAATGGATAATCGTGCATTGGAACGTGTGTCAGAGTTTTTAAAACCCGAACATTTTTCCCACCCTGCACACCAAGAAATTTATAAATTGGCGATGCGTCAGTTTTCGGCTGGTATTCCATTTGATATTATCACCGCGAAAAATTACCTGGATCAACAGGGAACATTAGAATCGGTTGGTGGTGTTGACTATCTGACTCAATTGGCGGGGGCCGGTGCAACGGTTGTAAATGTCGAACAATATGGCCGTATCGTGTATGACAATGCGATGCGTCGTGAATTGATTTCGATTGGCCAGGAAATTACCGATTCTGCATTTACCGAAGACTTGGACAATCCTGTGTCGCGTCAGATAGAGGTTGCCGAACAACGTTTATTTGACATGGCAACGACTGGTTCGTCAGAACATGAGGTTGCCCCCCTGTCCACCGCATTACAACAGGCATTATCCGAAGCCCAAGCCGCATACCAATCAACGGGCAGTTTGTCTGGGTTAACAACCGGATTGACGGATCTAGATAAATCAATCAGCGGTCTGCACCACTCTGATTTGATTATTATTGCAGGTCGTCCAGGTATGGGTAAAACAACACTGGCAATGAACATTGCGTTTAATGCAGCGAACGCTATCTTATCTGGTCGTGCAAACGAACGGTACAAAGGGGCCGTTGTGTTTTTCAGTCTTGAAATGTCGCAAAGTCAATTGGCGGCACGTGTTGTATCGTCCCAGGCCAAGGTTCCAGTTTCTGCCCAACGCGATGGGTCATTAAGTGATTCTGACTTTCTTAAATTAACCCAATATGCATCGGCATTAAGTCGTGTTCCATTATATATTGACGACACACCGGGCATGTCGGTTCCAATGATGCGAACACGTGCAAGACGTCTTGCACGCAAGGCCGGTGGAATTGCATTAATTGTTATCGATTATTTACAGTTAATGACTTTACCGGGTGGACGCAAAATCGAAAATCGTGTTCAAGAACTGTCTGAAATCACAAGAAGTCTTAAAATTCTGGCCAAGGAAATGGACGTTCCTGTTATCGCCCTGTCCCAGTTGTCACGTAGCGTTGAATCACGTGACGACAAACACCCAATGTTATCAGACTTGCGTGATTCTGGGTCTATTGAACAAGATGCCGATATCGTTATGTTCACGTATCGTGAAGAATACTATCTTGAAAACCGCGATCCATCGAACAAAATTTCTGGCAATGTTAACGAGAAAATTCAAGACAATTATAAACGTCGTATGGAACGTGCCCATAACAAAGCAGAAATTATCATTGGTAAAAACCGTCATGGTCGTACCGAAACGGTACATACCGCGTTCTTTGGCGAATACAGTCTGTTCGATAATTTAGACGAAGCGGCGGCACGTGCGGCGGCTGAATTTATCCCATCTGATGACCAACCAATACAGACAAATACCCAAAATATTGATGACGATGTCCAAAACATTGATATAAATGCAATTCCTGACGATATGCCAATGTAAATTTTTCTTGCACCGGCTATAAAAATTGACTAAGATTTTGTCAAGTATCTTAAGGAGTTTGCAATGGCCCAAGAAGAAATCATTTTTCCAAATAATATCCGTAACATCCGTCTGTCCCGCGGCATGAAAATGACCGAACTGTCACGTCGTGCGGGTTTGTCGTTATCTGCGGTATCCAAGATTGAAAAAGGTGTTCGTCGCTTGAACCAAAAGCAATTGTTAAACATCTGTAATATTTTAAGTTGCAAACTTTCCGATATATTTATCAAGGAATCTGACGACGTTGCCACACAATGGCAAAGCGAAATTAAGCGTCGTCTTGACGACAATGAAAACAGCGGGTTAAAGGTTTTTGGATCGGGTCTGCGTAAAATCCGTCAACAGTCGGGCAAAACTATTGCCCAGGCTGCCAAAGACGCCGGTATGACGTTGTCTGTTTATCACAAGATAGAGGTTGGCCAACGTGAAATTTACGAAAACGAAATCGAACCATTGGCGAAATCTTTCACATTAACTGTGGGTGCTATGTTCGACAAAATCGCCGCATTATATAAATCTGGCGAATTGAACAAACAGATTAACAAGGTCAAAGAACGCGTTAAATCTGTCCTGGTTCCGGGCAATCCTTCATCGGGTATTGACATGCATGATGGTCTTTATGGGGCCAAGTTGTATGACAGTGCACGTAAGAAATTGGTTCCGGTGTTTGGAACACCAACGGGGCGGGCACTGACTTTCAAAAAATCTGACGAAAATATGATTGTTGCTCCTATGGATTTAGAGGGTCGCAATGGTATCTATGCCGTTATTCCAAACGCAAAGCACTTGGGCGGATTTATACCTGAAAAATCTTATTTATTCGCCGATGTAAATGCAAAACTGTCTGCGGGTGATATGGCAATTTGCATCGATGCCAACTTTGCTAAATTAACGCCGACCGATATTGCCACCGCACGCATTGTTTCCATACACCAGGATAACAAGGGGCGGATCTATGGTGTGGGAACAAACGCATCTGAAAAGATTTTCGGTACCACAATGCACAAAGTCATTATGATTGTGATGGAATAACCCAGTTTACCAGGAGAGAGTCCATGAAACCAAAAGCCAGTACTGTCGCACAAAAGTTGTTAAACCTTTATCGCCAGGCACACGTTATCATTGGTGGCTGGGGTGCATTGAACCCAATATTTGTTGACGAAGCAACCCCCGACGTTATGGCCGCTCTGCCCGATTTACCAACTGGAAAGTTATTGGCAAAACATATTGAAAACTTGCGTTCTGGTAAAACCTCTATGGATTCCATTGACCGCGATTTGCTGCCATACGGTGGTATGATGGCAGAAACCGTGCTAGAGGTAAACATAACCGAATCCGAATGGAAAGATTTAGAATCCGCGATTTTGAATTTTACCCCCGACGAAGACGGTTTGAAAAAATTCGAAGAAATATCCATTGTTAAATCGTTTGGTGCCGAATGGGTGCAAAAGATTCGTTCTTTTATATCTGTGAAACATCCCGAATTATTACCAAATTGGGCAACTGTTGACCAGACCTATAATGCATATATGCGGTGGAATACCGCCAATGATTTAATATCAAACCCATTAACCGATCGTGCACGTGCCCAATTACAGGCCGATATGCCCGAATACGAAACATACCTGCCGATGTTTGGCGACGACGGTGTAAAATTGTTGGAAAAATTGCGGTTAAGCATCGCATCTATTAAACACCAGTCAAATTAATCTGTATCTTCTGTTTGATAAATCGTATCGGTCGTATGTGGTGTCCCAATGTATATCATCGTGCCGTTTGGTGATAGTATAAAATCTAACTCTCGTAACCTTTCGCGTAACATTTCACGTTTTTGCGGGGTGTTTGAAGTATTTGGAACCTCAACATCATCACAAATAATTAAATCTGCACGCGATCCAGTAATGTTTCCATGAATACCCTGGCATATAACCGACGGTTCACGAATACCAATCGGTCGGTTTATTGTTATGCGATTTGAAGCCCACTCTTTTTTATTTTTCGGTACCATATCGACACACATTGGGTGATTTTCCAATATATTACGAATATGATTCACCATACGCGACGCCAAAACACTTTCTGCCGACAATATCAGTATTCGTGTATTTGGATACATATATAAAACGCATGACGCAAATATTCCGACAACTGTTGATTTTCCAGAATGTCGAAATGCGGTCAACAGCCCGCGATGTGGTTCGTTTTCCCATACATCGACCAAGAAATCCATTATTTTTCTGTGGTGCGTGGG